CGTAATTTCAGTTTCTCCCTTTGATTGTGAAATCTTTTCTTGTAATTTACTTCTAAATTCTTGAGCCAACATCTTTAAAAACTTAATGTAAGGACTATCTTCTCTCTCGGGATCGTATTTGTATCCACCAGTTGGTGGTCTTTTACTTCTACCCAAATAATTCAACCCTGAGATATTCGTAATACATTTGTGTCCTCCTGACATTGATTGAATAAGATCCCACGCATTAACACCTATCTTGTCTAACTTTGATCTTTCCTCTTCAGATAAATCTGTAAACGGCTTGTCCATCATTTCTTTTATACTATCTAAGGCCTCTTCTCCTCCGTCCATAAACATAAATCTTTCCCCGTATAAAGCATCGAAGTCTTTGAATGTAAACCCTACACTTTCAGGACCAACACTAGTCTCACTTATCCATTTAATTGTTGAAAGTGGTATATTTCTATCTTTAAGTTGTCCTTCCCATTTACCTAAAACTTCTTGAGCGATTTCACCTAAATTAACACCTCCCAACTCTCTTTCTTTTTTGAATGGATTACAAGAAACTTGTAATAAACCTAATGGCCAAGCCATGATCATAAAGTCAGCATCAGGATGTGTTCTAAATGGTGTATAACGATCATATGAACCTGGTTTCATCATGTTACCCCCACCGTATTGGAATATAATTCCGTCCTTGTAATCAACACCTGAATAGGTTTTCATTTGTTCTTTATAATCCTCAGCATTCTTTTGAAGTTGTTGAGGTGTGGCAGTATTGGCATTTTTCATCCAATTTTTAATATTCGTTAGAATTGACATCAGAGATGGTTCACTGTCCATAACTAACTTTTCTAAAAACCCAGGTTTGTTTTTGAATGCTAACAATAGTTTGTTTACAACAAACCCTAGTAACATCTTATTCTTTTGTAATGACTTATCTTTATCAAATCTAAAAAGATAGTTCACAACGTCTTCAGGTGTAATATCCTGTCTTGCGAAATCGGCTGAGTCGACCGTGTTAATTAATAATACATCGGATGAAGGGAATAAATCTTTTGGAGAAACTATCTGAGAAAGAGTTTCAACATTCGATCTGGCTTGTCTAAACGAAGTTGATGCACCTTTTTCAGCTCCAACCTGTTTATCATGATGATCTGTGTGAATCTTGAACATTGGTTTACCATGTGCGAAATCAACCAAAACTGGCATTACGTCACCCTGAGCGTCGTTCTTCTTAACCGCGAACTCTTTATCACCGTATTGTATAATGTGAGAACCAACTACTTTAATACCATTGTCTTCAAGGTATTTTTTCATCGCAATTGCAGTAGTAACACCATCTAAGTCTTGGTGAAAATAAATTTCAGCTTTAGGGTATCTTTTCCTTAAATCTGAAATGTCTCTAATACCCGACTCTTTAATTAATTTTTTCATTTAGAATAATGAGTACCACTTCGGTTTGTAGGACAACCAAATTTTATACCATTGAGGTTTTTTCAATTTCAATGCATTTTCTGTATCTTCACCCCAAGTTCCGTCCGTTGGGATAACACCCAAAATATCTTGAAGTTTCATAATCGCTTCTTCTGTTTGAGAACCAGCACCTGTTTTTCCGTCCGGTACTAACTTAGCATTCATTACTTCTTTATCGTTCAAGAATTTTTGAATCGCTATAGTGTGTTTTCTCTCCTCACTTTGTTCTGATATAACTCTTCTTACTATTTTTTGTAAGTCTGATTCTGTCAATCTTATAACTTTCTTTCCCATCTTTAACTTTTTAATGTTAGTAAATATTTTAATTTGTTGATCGATGCTAAAATTTCATCTCTGATATTCAATAGATCAGTATCGTACTTTGTATCCAAAACTTCTGTCATTCCAACTAAAAATTCAACAATCCCATCAATAAAATTTTGTAGGTTGATCGATTTGATGTCTTGGAAAGCAATAACAAATTCAGATTCGAAACTTGGTCTACCATATTTTCCCATCATCGCCTCAGTGAATGTATCTATGTGATCACCAATTGAATCGTATAAATCGCCATAAGCTCTGTGTTTGGCATCTCCAAATGTTTGCCAATGTAAGAACCTAAACTGATTCTGTATTTGTACTAATTTTAAAATTATTTCTTCTTTCATTTTATAATGCTCCTTTCAATGTTGAACTCAACAACCATGATAATGGATCTAATGTTGGTTTTTCTTGCGGTTTATCTGTTGTTTGTGACGGTGCTTGTGACGGTGCTTGTGTTGATGCACCAGCTTGTCTGTTTAAGAAATTTTGAGCCGCTGATTCAGAACCAAAGTCTTCTTCAGCATATTGTCTCGATTGATTCGTTTCATTATAAGCTTCAATACTTTGTTCAAATTTAGCATCACCTAATTGCTCTTGTAATTCATCAGGTCCAACAAAATTTGCTATTCCCAAAAAGTCTAAAAGTCCTAAATACCATTTAGTCTTCCTCATGAGAGCTCTTACAGATCTATTTCGACCCATTAGTTGTGGCATTCCACCCCAAAATGTTTTCCAAGAAAGTATCTTATTTCCCGTTCTATATCCCGAAAATAGTCCAGGAGTTTCCTTTGATAATTTTATTAAATTTTCTAACTGTTTAATTTGGTCTTTCTTACTTAATCTTATTAAACCACCAGAACCTGCTGGAATTCCTTTAATTTTAGTTGCTAAGTCAGCCGCCTGAGTTCTAACTGCTTTTCCTTTTGCTGCACCTTTAAACAATTGTATCCATTCTAATAGAGTATTTTTAAACCCTTTAAGAACTCCTCCTGGCATTGCAGTAATAAGTTGTTCTAATTTTGGTGCCAATTTACTTATTTGTCTTGTAAACCATCCAATCAAATCTCCTGAAGCAGATAATTTAGCCAATTCCTTGCCCGCTTCGAGAGATTTACCATCCTTGGATAATTTCATCACTTTGTTCAGCGCCTTTGCTGAAGGTTTACCCGCCTTCAATGCATACAATACAGGTTTAGCAACCACATCACCAGCATATGGAATAGCACCAACGAAAGATAAAAATCCAAAAAGATATTCGCCCTGAGTTAAGTAAATAACCCCATTCAATGTATCTGCAATACCTGTTGGATCTAACCAACCAACTATATCTAACACAGTATTATACCAAGCTTCATTAAGTTGATTACTTTTCAGTTTCTTAATTGCTTCGTTCAACTGTTTTTCTTTATGTGGATGAAGAACCTTGAGATACTCTAAAACAAATAGTTTTTGAGTCTTATTAATGGTTTGCCACTTCTTATGTATTTCCTGAATAACCTTTTCTCTTTTTAAATCAGAGTTGATCATATCAAGTTGTTCTTGTGTAAGTACTATACTCGGCATGTAATTTTTTATTTATAAATATCCATGGAGCAGAAAAAAAGGGTCTTACGACCCTTCTTCAAAATTTAATTTCGTTTGTTTTTTCTTATCCACAAATCCCTGAACCCTTTTTCTTCCTGTCTCTGTGTAATTTTCTGACAGTTCGATACCAATCCATCGTCTATCTAATATTTCAGCCGCCACACAAGTTGTTGCAGATCCTGCAAATGGATCAAGAACAATATCATTTCTATATGATAGTATTTTAATTGCTTTAGTTGGGATATCCATTGAGAATGTTGCTTTAGTCAATGACTTTGTATCCGCGAAATAACCCCACTGACCGTAAACCAAATCGATAAATTCTCTTTTTTGTTCCTCAGTATAAGCTTTCTTTTCTTTACCTTCTTCAGTCTCAACTATAGTTGGTACCCACTCAGGTTCTCCCTTAACAATTTTGATGTGATGTTTCTTATAAGCAAGAAGAACACACTCTTTCGGGTTATAGATATATGGTGCCGATGGTGACATCCAAGATCCCCAAGCAGTGGTCTTACTCCTATGTGGTGATTGTTCTTCAAGGTCCACGATACCATAGAAGTTGAATCCAATACTTTTCATTATATTCCAAATTTCTGAGACCATGAATATTCTACCACCTTTAGATTGTCTGTTAATCTCATAAGGAATGTTCACTGCAATACGTCCGTCATCTTTCAGAATTCGATAGGCTTCTCTCAACCAATTGTTGGAGAAAACTTTATATTGATCAAAATCAATATCATCTTCGAAAGAATCATAATCAATTCCTACACCGTATGGTGGTGAAGTAACAATTAGGTCTACTGACTTTTCTGGCATTTCAGACATAACTTTGATACAATCTCCGTTGATTATTTTATTGATATATTTTTCCATTATAGTTTTCCCTCTTGTTTCATTTGTTCTCTGATCTTAGTTGCAGATATTTCACTGACTTCTTGTGGTGGTATATGTTCAATGATATCATATCCAACTCCTCTTCCGAAGTTTACAGATTCAATATCAGGTATAACCATAACCTTAACTCTTTCTTGAGCAATCAATTCCCAAAGTTCTTTCAGAATATTCGTATGAACTTCGTGAGCAAAGAATGGATTTTTTTCATCAGGTTTTATATCTCTGATACATATTAAGACGTTTTTACCCTCTTTAAGTCTTTGGTCAATTAACCACCTGTGACCTGAATGCCATGGTTGCCATCTACCAATGAACATCGAATACTGTTTTGCCCCTGTATTTTTTAATTTAGGGTCTCCCTCAACGTGAATTTTTTGCATAATCTAAAACTTTTTTTACTGATTCTTCAACACTTTCATTTGTTGTATCAATGTCTAAATAATTTTCAGTTGGTTGTCCGTACTCCTTCACAAAGTAATCTTCTCGACCTCTCGTTTCAGATGTGTGAACATAGACCTCAATTAAGTTATCCCCCATCTTTTTCTTGAACTTATCTCTTTGGTCTTTGTATGGAGAAACTAAAGATACCAAAACATCTTTACTTTTATTGGTAAGGTATTGAGCAATTTGTTGAGCAAGTTCAATGTTTTTTCTGCGACCTTGTTCAGAGTAATCTTTATTCTCGAACAGGTCTCTCAAATCATCACCATCAATATGAAAGATTCTATTGTCTTTTAATTCCAAGATTTCTTTACAAATTGTTGTCTTACCTGAACCGGGTTGTCCAGTCAACCAAATAATCATTTTTCTAAGTTTTTAATTTTTCTATCTAAATAAAATGCCGCTTTTTTCAAATCTTCAAGTTCTTTGGTGTCATCTTTCTTACCCGCTCTTGCCACATACTTTACCACGTTGAAAAGATATGCATCGAAATCCAATCCCCATGCCTCACAGACTTTAATTACTTCATATGGATTATCAGCTCCTCCGTAGTGAGCTGGTCCGTTTACCATTTCTTTACTCATTTTTTCCCCATTTTTTTTCCATGTAATCAATGTAATCTTGTGTTCTATTACCATTGTATAAGAAGTATACAAAATAATAATCCCAAATCCAGTCTAACTTTCTCAATAACTTTTTCATTATTTAGATTTTTTTCTGGTTTTTACAAATGGTTGACTTTCATCATAGCCTTCTCTTGATGATTGTTTTGGGTTTGTTTTTTTTGTTGATTCTTCTACCGCGTTGGTCTTTTCTTCAACAACTTTTTTACCTCTTGATGATTTCCATTCAGACTTAGCTACGTAAGCCCAATACCCTGTTCTAACTTTTGATTCTGCTTCGATGTCGTCAATTCTTACAATTTGTCCGACTTCGGTGTTCTTTGTTGGTTTGATTGATTTAATACACTTCATAGTTTACCTCCATGTTTTTTTTAGTTGATTTGCCA